ATAATGCGGAAACTGGTGGTAATCTGAAGCCGCCAGTAAAGTCGGGGGATAACCCTCGCAGAGCAAGTTTCTTGGCTCGTATGGCTGGTAATAGCGGTGCAGAGTACAAGAACGGAGAACCGACTCGATTGCTTCTTTCGCTGAAGGCTTGGGGTGCTGATTCCAAGGCTGATGCAAAGGCAAAGGCTAGAGCAATTTCATCACGAAATAAGGCGAAGGCAAGCAAATGAGAGCATTATCGGTTGGAGTTAGTCCCACAGCGGCAGTAGACACAACAGTCTATACGTGTCCTACGGGCTACTACGCCAAATTTACTGTAATGTACATACACAATACAGGTGGGTCTACCAAGCATATAACTGTTCAATGGTTTGATGCAAGTGCCAATACCACTCTTGATATATTGACTAGTTACGATTTCAGTACAAAACAATATTTGCAGTTTGATGGCAACGCCTACATTGTTTTAGAAGAAGGCGATAAGATAAAAATAACTACTCAGTCTGCAAGTTCATTCAGTTTTATAGCAACCTTTGAAGAAATAGGATTGACAAGACAATGACCTACTTAGAACTGATTAACGATGTCTTGGTTCGGTTGCGTGAGACAACAGTCTCTACTAACGCAGAAACCTCCTATTCCACCCTGATTGGCAAGTTTGTCAATGATGCCAAGCGTCAAGTAGAAGATGCATTTGGTTGGAATATCTTGGGTCAAACCATTACAGTCACCACAGCATCTGGTACTGCTTCCTACTCCCTTACAGGGGCTGGTCAGAAGTTCCAAGTGCAAGATGTTATCAACACAACAAGCAATATAAGTCTCACAAACATCAACTTTGTGGACATGAATCGCAAGCAAAACTTCCTCCCATTGGTGAACGCAATTCCAACAGAGTTTGCCTTTGATGGCGTGGATGGCTCTTACGATACTAAAGTCACCCTGTTCCCAATCCCTAATGGTGTATACACAATCAAGTTTTCCTTGGTTGTCCCACAAGCCACTTTGTCTGCGGATGGAACTGTTGTGAAAGTGCCTGATGTTTTGGTGGCACAAAATGCCTATGCCCGTGCATTGGTTGAGCGTGGTGAAGATGGTGGACTAACCTCCTCAGAGGCTTATGCGCTATACAGATCAATGCTGTCGGACTATATCGCTCTTGAGGGTACTCGTTATCCTGAGACAGGGGAGTTTGTGGCAATATGAGTCAAGCAATACAAACCTCTAGCATCTCAGCCCCAGGCTTCTACGGGTTAAACACCCAAGATTCGCCTTTGGACTTGAATCAAGGGTTTGCGCTTGTTGCCACCAATTGCATCATTGACCAATACGGACGCATCGGTTCACGCCAAGGGTGGTCTAGAGTTAACGCATCTAGTGGCAATTTAGGCGCTAATGATGTCAAGGTAATACATGAATTAATCCAAGCAGATGGTTCTTTAACTGTGCTGTTTGCTGGCAACAACAAGTTATTCAAATTAGGCGCATCCAATGTTGTTACAGAATTGACCTATGGGGGAGGGGGGTCTGCCCCTACCATCACGGCAAGCAACTGGCAATGTGTATCCTTAAATCAAATCACATACTTTTTCCAATCTGGCTATAACCCATTGATATACGACCCCGCTGTGAGTACTACTACTTATAGACGTGTGTCTGAGAAAAGTGGTTATGTGGGGACTGTGCCTGATGCAAACATTGCGTTGTCTGCTTATGGAAGATTGTGGGTAGCGACTACAGCATCCAACAATTCAACTGTGTCATTTAGTGACCTGACTGCGGGACATATTTGGGCTACTGGTACTGCTGGTAGTTTGGATGTCTCTAGGGTGTGGCCTAACGGCTCAGATGAGATTACTGGTTTGGCGGCACACAATGGATTCTTATTTATATTTGGCAAGCGTCAAATCTTGGTTTATGCCAATGCAACCACTCCATCCACGATGTCCTTGAGCGACACAATTGAGGGTATAGGTTGTATTGCTAGGGACAGTATTCAAACAACAAGTACGGATGTTTTGTTCTTGTCTAACTCTGGTGTCAGATCGTTGATGAGAACAATCCAAGAGAAGTCTGCGCCTGAGAGGGACTTGTCTAAGAATATACGTAATGACTTGATGGGAACTGTGGCTGGTGAGACATTAGCCAACATTAAGTCTGTTTACTCTGAGAGACAAGCGTTTTACTTGTTGGTAACCCCAAGCATTGACACTACATGGTGTTTTGATACAAAGGCTTTCTTGCCAGATGGTGCGGCAAGGGTTACGACTTGGGACTCTATCACGCCAAAATCTTTGCTATCTAAGAGAGATGGAAGTTTGTTGGTTGGACAGAATGGTTATGTTGGCTTGTATAACACCTACCAAGATTACGATCAAGCGTATCGCTTTTTGTACTACACAAACCATGCAGACCTTGGTGATCAGAATGTAACTTCTATTTTGAAGAAGTTATCGATTGTGGTGATTGGTGGAACAAACCAAGACGTGACATTTAAGTGGGGCTTTGACTTTAAGACCAACTATTTGTCAGACAACGCAAGTATTCCAGAGCAAGATGTTTACTACTATGGCATTGCTGAGTATGGCGCAAATGCGACTACTGTTGCGTACTACTCTGATGGCGTTGCTTTGCAGACATTGAATGTTTCTGCGTCTGGTGCGGGTAAGGTTGTACAAACAGGGTATGAGGCTGACATCAATGGTACAGCCTTGTCTATACAGAAAATTGAAATTCAAGCCAAACGTGGCAAAGTAAGTTAAAGGAGATTATCTTGTCTGATTACACGAAAAGCACGAACTTTGCTACCAAAGATAACCTATCTTCTGGCAATGCTTTAAAGATTGTCAAGGGTACTGAGATTGACACAGAGTTCAACAACATTGCTACGGCTGTTGCAACCAAGGCAGATTTAGCATCTCCTACCTTTACTGGTACGCCTACATTGCCTACTGGTACTGTAGCAACCACTCAAAGTGCTGGAAACAACACAACTGCGATAGCAACTACTGCTTTTGTGCAAGCGGCAATTGCTTTGCTTTACCCTGTCGGCTCAGTCTATACAAATGCAAGTGTCAGCACTAACCCAGCCACTCTTCTTGGCTTTGGTACTTGGACGGCATTTGGCGCAGGGCGTGTCATGGTTGGCTTTGATTCTGGCAATGCTTTGTTTGATGCGGCAGAGGAAACTGGTGGTAGCGCAGATTCAGTAACTATTAGTCATACCCATACGGCTACCTTCACTGGTACTGCAATGGGTACGCATAGACATAATGTTGGCTCTAATGACTCTACGGCAGGGCCTGGAGGGGACGCTGGTAATCAAGAATTTGTGCGTGATTCAGGTTCTGGAAATGGCCCAACTACATATACAAACTATGAATCTGCTGGCACACCCGCTGGTTCTATTTCTGTTGCATCTGCTGGCTCTAGTGGCACAAATGCTAACTATCAGCCGTACATAACTGTCTATGCATGGAAAAGAACGGCATGATTGCAGAAGAAGTTATACAAGTCATTGATGGAACATTGGATGACATTGAGAACTTTGACGAGATTGCGTTGGAGCATTGGGAGTATTTCAAGAATAAAAAGCCAATGTTTGATAGGGAAGTAATTGGTAACTTTCGTGTGGTGATAGCCAAAGATAAGGAAAAGACAATTGGATATGCGTTTTACTTGTTTTACAAAAGCCCATACTACGATGAGACTTGCTGTCAAGTTGATATGTTTTTTTTAAAACCAGAGTACAGAGGTCAAGGAATAGGAATGAAGATGTTTAAACTTGTTGAACAGGTGGCTAAAGACAATAACTGTAAAAGTTTAGTCTCAAGTTATAACTTAAAAGAGTCGTTAGATATGTTTTATAAGAAACTTGGTTTTAATGCTACTCATGTAGCGGTAGCAAAGGAGATTTGATATGCCATTCGCATTTGCAGGATCGCTTGTACAAGCGCAAGCCACAAAGAGTGCGGCACAAACAGCCGCAAACGCTCAATTAGAGGCGGGACGATTGGCGGCAGAAGAAGCACGTTTCCGACCTATTGGTACGACAACTCGTTTTGGTTCATCTCAATTCCAGTTTGGGCCAGAGGGAAGGTTGTCGGGTGCTAGTTACACAGTATCTCCTGAACTACAACAATATCAGGATCAGTTACAAGCCCTATCGCAACAACAAATACAACAGGGCTTAATGGCTCCACAACAGTACGCTCCTTTGCAAGGTGCGGCAGGTGGTTTATTTAGTCTTGGTCAACAGTATTTGGCGCAAACTCCTGATCAAGTTGCTCAACAATACATAGCAAGACAGCAAGACTTACTTGCGCCTAGTCGTGAGAGACAGTATGCACAAGTGCAAAACCAACTGTTTAATACAGGGCGTGGTGGTTTGTCAGTAGGTGCAACAGGATTGCGTCCAAGCGGCGGCATGGGACTTAGTGCGGCTAATCCTGAGATGGAAGCCTATTACAACGCATTGGCACAACAAGACTTACAACTTGCGGCTCAAGCACAAGAGGCTGGTCAACGGCAAACTGCCTTTGGTGCAGGGTTGTTTGGCTCAGGCTCACAATTGCTCAACCAATATCAAACTGGTCAAGTTGGTGCATTGTCACCATTCCAAACATCTTTGGGCTTGGGCGGAACTATTGAGTCAATGGGTCAACAAGGTCTTGAGATTGGTAGTGCATTAGGTGGCAGGTCTGCTACTGCTGGTGCTAATGTAGGAAAGTATTTGCTTGAAGGCGGTATGGGTGCGGCTAAAACAATGCAATCTGCCAATGCTCTCAGTCCTTTTGCGACTGGTTTGAGTAGTATTTCAGGAAGCAACGCAGGAAGAGCGACTAATCAATACTTAGAAAGTCAACTCAGAAAGTTGTTTAGTTCTGAACCTGATGGTGGTGCGTTTGGAAGAGATACCCAATTTTAAGGAGTAAAGAATCATGGCAGATTCAATAGTAGGCGGTATGTTTGGAATATCTCCAGAGATTTTTCAACAAAGCAGGGACGAACAAATACGCAAGCAAGCACTTGAGTTTTCCAAACTTGATCCTTATGAACGCACAAATGCAATGGCGTTTATTGCTGGCAGAGGGCTTGGTAATATTGTTGGTGGCGCATTGGGTGCAGAAGACCCACAGTTACGCATAATCAGCGCACGAAATGCTGTTATGCGTGAGGTTGATCCTAATAATCCTGAATCAATACAAAGGGGAATACAAAGGTTGGCATCCGAAGGAGATCAGCGTGGTGCGCTAGAGTTGTCAAACTATTTGCGTAAAGCACAAAGTGAAAACGCTTTGATTCAGCAAAGAACTGCTGAAAAGATGACTCCAGAACAACGCAATGCGTTGGCATCAGCAACACTAAGGCAACAAATAAACCAAGTTAAAGCGGAGCCAGATTCGGATAGAAAAACAAACACACTTGCGTTTCTTAGCAACCAACTTTCAGCATTGATTACTCCAAAACCAGATAAGGTTGCTGACGTTATACAAATTTCTCAAGAAATTGGATCTTTAACAACACAACTACAAACTTTGAAAGCAATGGGGCAAGATAAGGGTAGTCCTGAATACGATAGCATAGTAGCGCAAATAAAACGTTTAGATAATTCAAAAGATAAAATCTCACCATTTGCTCAAACTCTTATTGATGCTGGAATAATGCCAGAAACAGAAACATTTAAAAACAGAATGAATCAGTTTATTGAAAATAAACTTGAAGGTGAAAAAAAGGGTTCTGGTAATGTAATTATTGGCGGCATAACGATTGATTCTGGAGCCGCATCAAAAGAAGCAGGTAAAAATATTGGTGCTAAGGTTGCCAACATTGAAGATCAATATTCTTTACAAACCGCAATACAAGACGCTACAAAACTGGTTGGACAAGGTATTTATGCAGGTGCTTTTGGCCCCGAAAAAGGATTTATTGCTAAATATTCTGGTGGAATGATTGGGGATTCTAAGAAGGTACAAAATACAGAAGTTTTCCTTGCTAACATTGGCGAAATTGTTATTCCAAGATTGCAACAATTTGGTGGCAATGATTCCAATGAAGAATTAAAGT